AGAACAAGCCAGAAAGAATTTTGCCTTTATGTACGATTACGACAGTTACGACCTTTTCGAGGTTGGTTTCTGTATTAATGAACTGCTAGGCGTTGGTTGCAGCCCCGATGCATTGATACGCGATGACAGTGGTTTGGAAATAAAATGCCCATTAGCCCATAACCATCTAGCGTATCTGCGAGACGGAGTGCTACCGACAAAATATATACAGCAAGTGCAAGGCAGCTTACTCGTGACTGATAGAGACGTTTGGAATTTCTACAGTTATCACCCAGATTTCGGCGAGCAGTTGATGGTCGAAGTACACAGAGACGAAGAGTTTATCGGTCTGCTATCAGACCATTTAATAAGAGCAACAGACCTAATCGGCGAATGTGTCGAGAAATTCAAAAAAGGAGAAGTGTAATGTCACTCAATAAAGTAATGCTAATCGGTAATGTTGGGCGCGACCCAGAATTTAAATCTACTTCTAACGGTACAGCACTGGTCAATATGCCCATCGCTACTACAGAAAAGTGGAAAGATAAGCAGGGAATGCAGCAAGAAAAGACAGAATGGCATCGTGTCGTAATGTTTAACAAACTTGCAGAACTAGCAGGGCAGTATGTAAAGAAAGGCTCGAAGCTCTACATAGAGGGCAAGATTACTACCAGTTCCTACGAAAAAGACGGTGAAAAGCGTTATAGCACCGAAATCATTGCTAGTTCTATGCAGTTCTTAGACTCTAAGCCACAACAGTCAGCACCGCAGCCGCAGCACAAACCTGCGCAGCCAGATAACCCCTTCGGTAGTGACTTTGACGATGATATTCCGTTTTAGATAAAAAAAGCCCGACTAGGTAGGAGAAAGCAAAATCCTAGTCGGGCTTCAACTTCTTTTCAAGGAGAAGGCACATGGCGAGTAACCATGTGACCCAAACATACCAACAAGGAATTAGAAATGCAAACAGCAAATATCGGCGCAAGCATCATAGAAGCGCAGCACGTTAAAAGAATGACTACAGTTGAGCTGGCAAACAAGCTCAGAGAATCGCGTCAGGCGGTTTACTACACGCGCAGACAGAAGTCGGCATCAATCCACAAGGTTCAACAACTGGCAGAAATTTTTGGCTACACGGTAGACGAATTTATCGCCCTTGGAATCAGCGATGCGTAGCACTAAAGACCAAGAAAAAGAAGAACTGCGCCAACAGCTAGAGCGTGACACCAAACGCTACTTAGAGATTGGCGGTAAAATCAAAGTAATGCGAGGTCAGACTTTCTCCGATACCGTAGACCCAGAATGGGGTAGAAAGAGTGAGTTTAGAAGCCGCATGGGTGAAAATGGTACTAAAAAATGAGCGATAATCGTTTCCATATAAACTCAAGCCAAAGCCTAGAAGAGTTTACGCAGCTAATCATTGAAGAGTGGAAGCGCGACAAGTTCATTACCGTACAGTGGAAAAAAGGTAAGAGGCGCACCAATGCCCAGAATAACGCCTTAGCGGTCTACTGCCGTCATTTAGCAGAAGCCCTTAACGATGCGGGCTACGATATGAAACGCACCCTAAAGCAAGAAATAGACATCCCTTGGACGGAAGACAAAGTGCGAGAGTTTCTGTGGAAGCCTATTCAACTAATAGTGATTAACAAAGAGTCCACGACCGAAGCCAATACGAACGAGTATTCCAAGGTCTACGATGTTCTAAACAGACAGATAGCCACTAAGTTCGGCGTAAGCGTACCGTTCCCATCACGAGAAACCTATGAAACTGAAAATTGAAATAGACGAAAGCGAAGCCGAAGAAATTATGGAACTAGCGCGAGAGTTAGCCTACTGCGTTGAATCGCTTAAAAAGCAAATCAAAGAATTAAAAAGGCTCTGCGATGAACAGAAAAATTTGTCTTGAGACCATACAGCTATTATCTCGTATCTCAGCGGCAGACGATAACGGCTATGTTCAGTGCGTATCTTGCGGAGTCATTAAGCATTACAGAGATGGAATGCAGGGAGGTCACTATATCCCCAAAGGTAGCAGTTCTTATTGGGCGCTAGAGATTGAGAATGTCCATCCGCAATGCGTTGGCTGCAATATTTTCGGGATGAAGAGTGGCGCAGCAGCTCAGGAGTACACTCTATGGATGGAAGATATGTATGGGCGCGACTTCGTGCAAGAAATGCTAGAGAAACGTAGAAACCCAGTAAAATTGTATAAAAAAGACTACGAAGAAATGTACAAGGAGTGGTCTCAGTTAATTAAATACCATCAAAACAGAATAGGAGAATCTTGATGCGCCCAACTCATGCTGTAATAAATGGTAAGACAGTAGAACTATTAACCAGTGTTGAACTGGAAGAATGGAGCTATAAATTAAAAGAATTTGAAGGTGATGACTATCGTGGTCTTTTAACGCTGATGATTTTCTACAATCTCTTCGATGATTTTTTAGACTCAGATGAACAGATTTGGGAAAAGTACAAAGTTTTTATGAACACAACAAATGAAATCAGCAGAGAAAGCCAAACTACACACTAGGAGAAAGTAATGGACGATTTAATGCAACCAATGAGCCAAGCAGAATTACAGGCTTGGATATTAACTGGCGCAAATGAATTAGAAAAAGACTCGGCAGAGTTACGCGCAGTTGGTACTTTAATCAAAATGATAAACGAGTCAGCAGAATTTTTTGCAGCGCACCCAGAATGCGCCGAAAAGTATTCGATTTATTTTGAATCTAAAAATAAGGAGTTTAACCATGGATGAGTTAATTAATAAGTGTACGCAGTGGAGTTTGGACAGAGGCATTATTCAATACGGTGCTGCCGAATCGCAGTGCCTAAAGCTAGTCTCAGAAGTTGGCGAGTTATCTGACAACATCGCCAAGGGCAGAGATGTTTACGATGATATAGGCGACTGTCTAGTAGTTCTTAATAACTTGGCGGTTATGCACAACACAAGCCTAGAAGAGTGCCTAGCGTTTGCTTACGAGGATATTAAAGACCGTAAGGGAATGATGCAGCCCAATGGCATTTTTATTAAGGAGACGGATATATGAGCCACAAAGATATACAAATAGGCGGCAGTCATTATAAGGACATGAAGATACAACCTATAGACTATATAGTTGAGAATGAAATACCGTACAGGGAAGCAAATATTATTAAGTATGTTTCTAGGCACAAAGCCAAAAACGGTATAGAAGACTTACGCAAAGCTCGGCACTATTTAGATATGCTTATAGAATCTATGGTTGATTAGAAATAGTATTCGCCGCTTTCTATCATGTCGCATAATTCAACTGCGCGACTACCGACTTGCTCAGACCAACGAGAGTGCATAAATTCAAAAGAAGCCTTAGAGTAATCTTCATTAGCCATTGCTGCTAAGGCTTTCTTGAATGTGAGCAGCCTAGTTATCCCTAGATTAAAACCGATGTCTATAATCGCGTCTCTTCGGGCATTATCTAAGTCAGAAAACCAATCAAAGTTGCTTTCTAACTCAGTAATTACCCGCTCAAGGTCATTCATGAGTAAAAAGTCTATTTCTTTACTCGTTAAACCCATGCTTTCTAGGTTGCGACCAACACCTATTGTTTTAATCCCAAGCGAATCTTCGTAAACATATTTTTTAACGCCTTCGTGACGCTTTATCATTTCTATTAGTTTAGCCATAAACTCTTGGGTTCTTATATAAAACTGCTTCAACAAAAATGGCGACTTCGTTATCACTTGAACTAGATTTAGCCTCAAACGTAAAGTCTGTTTTTTCATCAATCATAAACGGCACTTGGCGGTCATAACTGACTTGCGAAACAGCAAACGTAGCTTGAGATACACGCAACTCCCTACCAGCGGGAGTGACAATTACATTTCTAAAAGTAACATACTTATTACCATTAGTTGTTGCTGAATTAACGTCTATACGGAATAGATATAATTTATGGTCAGCAGGGACTGTATAAACACAAGCCTGAGTTATCCCAAGACCTGCGCCTATATACCCATAAGTAACGCCACCACTAGCTATAGTGATATTACCTACATTATTACCAGACAGAATCACCGCGCTGTTAATGCGGAATATGCTTTTAGGAATCGCTACAGGCGTTGTACCAGTTAGCGTAACGATCTGCACAAGCTCTCGATAGTCAGCGTCCAGACCGTTGATTAGCACCTGCATGGTATCGGTTGAACTGCTAACAATGGTCATTGCTTTGGATTCAGTCGGGAATACATAGTTACCACCGTCATTCCATAGCGTTTCGTAAGTCGTGCCGACAGTTGTGTTAAATCCGAAGATATTAACGGCAGATGCGCCAACTATGTTTCCACGAGCAATATCGAATAGAAAACTTGATGTCGGTGATGGATTATCATATTGGCTCATAATTTACGCCTTTATTTTTTCTTAAATAAACCTGTAGCATTAAACAAAGTAACAACCGCTCTAACTATATCGTGAGCAACTGGCTGTAGCTTCTCAAATTCTTCGTCTATGTCATCTGCTTTTTCAATAGCAGCTTTTAGCAGTAAATCAAAAGCAGCTAACTTTTCTTTACCTGCACCATCGTCAGGGATTGTTTGTTCAATCAATTTGACAATATCAACTACCATTGTCCAAAGTTTTTTTACCCAACCAAGATAAGCTAATAAGCCCATTGTCTAATCCTCGTACTCTTCATCTACTAACAAATTGTAAGTTAATGCCGATTTATAGGTTTCTAATAACCCTATAAGCACCATTGCACTTACGCCAATTTCTAATTTCTCTTCTGCCCACTGCGCTAATTCATCCATAGCGGTTTCGGCTAAACGGTCAGAGCGTGTATCGGGGAAAGGTATAGTATCCATTAGCCTAAATACCTGAATGCAGCGCCAATACCTGCCGCTATTATTACCCAAACGAAACGCTCAGTTGAGCGCGTTTTTATAACATTTTCGGAAAGCCTGTCCACTTTATCTTCTAAGCTAGTCACTTTTGCCTCGATTGAAGACTGGCGGTTAAATACCGTAACAAGTCTTTCTTCAACTCTAGCTAACGAGATTATTGCTTCTTGCAAGCTATCTATCTTGGCTTCAACTCTGCTTAGTCGGTCTTCCATCTTCATACCTATAGCGTTAAATCAGGTGACTTTGCGCTGTCTCTGATTTGATAAACATGGCGTATTGCTTCACCGCCGTCACGATGGAATACAATTTGGTGCATCGCGCTTGCCGCTGAGTACCCTGCCCCTGCGTGCCAAGAATCTGGTGGAGCGAGAGTAGAAAAGGCTTCACAAATAACCCCATTATCTGTCTCGATAACATTCTGGTGATGCACGTGACCCAGTAACCACTTGCGGTAGTTAGTGCTAGCCCACTGCTCAGGTAGCATTCTGGGGAGTATAGCACCCAACTTTGCCGCTTTCACCTTGTCACCGTGATGTACAGCCAAAAGGTTTTTTCCAAACTGCACAGTATGAAAGAATCCATGAGGGTCTAAGATGGTAACTCGTGGCTCTTTCGAGTAATAAAACTTTAAGATTAACGCGAGGGCGATTGCAGTATCTGAGTCGTGGTTACCTCTAGCCATAACCACAACGCAACTCTTATGTTTCGTAAGCAACTTATCTATTGCAAATAAAAACGTCTGAGCGGCTGTTTCTAGCACGACCTCGATGCGAGTATCGACATCTAGTTTTGTACCCGCAAAAGTTGTACCGCCTGACCCATTAGCGTGGATAAAATCACCAACATTAACTAATAAACATTGTTCACTAGCAGGCGCAGCTTCTGCCAAGTAATCAATCGCATCTAGCATATCTGTGGACGCAATCTTAGTGTCGTAATCTCTAGCCTTTGTTTCTCTAGCATCTGCCCGCATACCAAAATGCGCGTCACCAATTATTATTGTTGGCAATAAGTCAGTAGAAAATTTCTTTTGCTTTGGCTTTGCCTTTGGCTTGTATTGAGGCAAATCTTTGGTAAGACCTTCAACAAACGCTTTTATTGCTTCATCGCGTTTTGCTTCAGTCATTGTGCGCTTAGTCTTTAGCCAAGCCTTATTACCCTCATCGTCAGCCGTGTAAATAGACCGACCAATAACAATCTCGCCTTCAGGGACGTGTCTTCGAGCATCCCAGTTACTTGAGTAACCTGCACTGGCGGCGTAGTTTTTAACCGCACCAATGTGGTCGCGTACTGTAGACGGAGAAATACCCAAGACACCCGCCGCTTTAGCAATTACTTCACCGCAGTCTTCCCACGCTTTAACTGCTTCGCGTTGTCTGTCTGTTTTAGCGTAATCAATAAGACTCATAATTTACTTTTCTCTTTGGACGCCTTTGATTTTCTCAGCAGTTCTCATGCCGCCTAAGCCAAGCATTCCGAATAGCACTGGCATCATCGTTTGCATATCAATCAAATCTAGCTTCAAATCTAAACCGCCAAACTCTAGCCCTAAGTTAATAAATGGAATGAGGATAAAGTTAAGAAGCATAGCTAGAGAACACACCCAACCAATACTAGGGCGCCAACCTGCTACGAAAAGCGATGTATGAGCAGCCTCTACGGCGTTTAACTGTATCTGTGCCTTAGCTTGCTCGTTGGCTTGCTTGTCTGCAAGAGTCGCTATTTCATGCGCCAATGCCGCTTTCTGGTCTTTATCTTGGATTACTTTATCTAGTAAGCCAGAAACAGGAGCAATTAAACTTTGCGCGATTTGTAACATCATAGTGAAACCCTCAATATTGCCATTACACAAGCAAACAAAACTAAACCTATAAAGCCGAAACCAATACCATCAATAATCATTCTTTTTCTTGCAGCTCTAGCACGAGCAATTTCTAACCTTTGTTTTCTTATATGTGAGCGAGTCCGCATCATGTCTATCCAGACATCTTCGCCAACGGTATAAACCATAATTTCTCTAAGGTGGCGTTCCATCTGCAAAGTCTTTTGCTTTGCCATAGTTATTTCTAGCGCAGCTGACTCCACAGAGCCTTTATCGAATAGCTTAGAAATAGTAGATGCGTTTTGAATACTAGCTTCGAGTTCTGAAACTTTATCCTTAGCATCAAAGAAAGCGCTAAACTTATGCACGAGGTCTTGAACTTCGTGTCCTTTGTTAACAGCGGCATTGATATAATTAAATGCCTTACTCGCAGCAGAAACTGCCGCAATAACTTCTAT